AGTCCTTTTTATATAATTGTGTTAGAGTGAAATTCACGATTCATTAGAAAATTTGAGGAGGTAAAATGTCAAACTTATATGTATATTTAATTCGTTCTCGAAACAAGGATAATAAGGACATTCCAAACTTTAAGGAACGTGCCAAAACAATTCTTGAATACAAAGAGAACGAAGATAAAGTAATTGAATCTTTTAAAAGTTTCGCAGCTAAAGGACTTCCTGGCGAACAGACGAGATTGTATAGGTCGGTCAACTCAAGGAATGAAGAGAAAATCAGAGAAGAGTTGATTATTCGTTTGTTGAGAGATAAGCCAAGTATGACACAGCTTAATCGCACATTAGCATCCGTTGCACAGCAGGTACAAAATCGTGATGAGAGTAAATGGCTGTTTGATTTTGATGTGGATGACAAAGAATTACTTGGTCAATTTAGAACAGATTTGGGATTATTAGGTATTCACAATGACTGCCATAAAACTCCTCATGGCTATGCGGTAATTGCAGAGCATGGATTTGATATAAGAGAACTGATGGAAAAATGGAAAGATTATGATATTACATTGAAGAAAGATGAGTTGTTGTTTTTGGATATGATTACGAATAAGTGAGGTTAGAATATGAAAATTATTGTAGATAAAATGCCAAATGAACCAAAAGAATGTATCTTTTCTGAATGTACAAATCAGTTGCGTGGTAATTATACATGTAATTTATACCAAGGAAGAGGGTGCGAACCTAATAGATGTGATTTTTTAAAGCCAATTGCAGATTATCATGCGGTTGAACATATGGGGTGATAATGTGGTAAAGATGATTTCAATAGAGTGAGGTGAGAGAGTGAATAAAAGCAAATTTACATATCCAAAATGTCCATATTGCAAGAAAGAATATCAAGATGGAGTTATGGAATATGATTTGATGAATTTGGTAACTCAAGGTTGGCACAAAGAAGTAAAAGTAAAATGTCATAGTTGTGGTGAGTATTTCAAAGTGAAGACACACATTACTTATTATGGTTCAAAGTTAGCGAGGTGAAAGAGTGTTAGATTACAGTAATGCAGATTTCCCTAAAGAAACTTATTACATAAGACATCCAAATCGCATATATTTTTCTACAGATTTTTATGACGGTGAAAAAATATTCTATTATGGCAAACTTCCCAAACCAAGTAGTAATGCGAGAGGATATAGATGGTATCGAAATGTGCATGGTTTAATAAAACTTGTTCATTGGACTGATATTAAACATGGGAAATTATTTCAAAGATAGTTAATACAAATAGAGAATAATCTAATATAGAAAGGCGAAAAATTATGGGAAAGATTGTTGAAGAATATACAAGT